GAGGAGCAGGGCCGGCTCGTCGCCCAGGTCGTGAAGGCGATCCTCGGTGACCCTGAGCTCGGGCTGGACGAGCGGCAGCAGCAGGCAGCCCCGATCGTCGCCCATCGGCACCTCGCGGCGCTGGCAGTCCCGCCGGCGGCGTGATGGCCGAGCTGCTCGACGCGGACGGTGTGACTGTCCCGACGGTCGGCCGGATCGTGCACGTCGTCGGAGCTCGGCGTGGCGTGGAGCCGGTCGCAGCGATCGTCACCGCGGTGCATCCCAATCTCACGGTTGAGGTGCACGCCTTCCCGGCGGCCGGCGGGTACATGCCAGGCCCGGAGCCTCGGCTCGTGCACGACCCGACGGGGACGAACACGAACAGTTGGCGCTGGCCGCCACGGGTGTGAGGCAGGCGCCATGAGCGTCGCGACCGATCTGCGGGTGTGGGAGGCCGCCGCCGCCGAGTTCGAGGCTGTCGGTGTCGCTGAGAACATTCGTGCGTGGCAGCCGCAACCGAAGCAGGCGCTCGCCGATCGGCTCGCCGCCCGGACCGACGAGCTGCTCTACGGAGGTGCCGCCGGTGGCGGTAAGACCGAGTGGCTCATCCACCACGTCCTCGACGAGCTCCTACGTCATCCCGGCAATCGTGGCGCGATCTTCCGGCGGGTCAAGCCGTCACTCAAGCGGACGATCGTCCCGAGAGTTGAAGCCGCCGTCGAGCAGCTCGGCGGGAAGCTCAACCAGACCACCCTGACCGCGACACTCCCGAACGGATCAGTGCTCGAGATGGCCGGCCTGCAGTATGAGGGCGATGTCAACGCGTACAGCGGCGCCGAGTACGGCGTCGTCGCGTTCGAGGAGGTCACCGAGTTCCTGCAATCCCAGTGGGAGTTCCTGATCGGCCGGCTACGCGCCCCGGTCGATGGGGTGCGTCCACACGCGGTCGCGACCACCAACCCGGGCGGTGTCGGGCATCGGTGGGTGAAGCGACGCTTCGTCAAACCAGAGCAGGTCGACGTGCCCGAAGGCGAGACGATCCCAGCGTCGTTCGACGTGTGGCGCCCACGCCCAACGGAGGAAAACCCTGAGCCGCTCCGGCGTTGTTTCGTGCCGTCGACCCTGTCGGACAACCCGAAGCTCACCGAACGCGACCCCGGCTACCTGGCCAGGCTGCGCGCGAACTCCAACCGGGGCCTCCGGAAGGCGCTCGAGACGGGCGACTGGGACGCGATCGACGCGATCGAAGGGGCGTTGTGGGAGCAGTGGTGGCTCGATGGGTGGCGGGTCGACCAGGCCGTACCATCCGACCGGCGCGTCGTCGCTGTCGACCCGTCCGACGCGAAGGCCTCCGGAGACGGCTACGGGCTGTGCGTCGCCTCACGTGGCTACGACGGCCGTGGGTACGTCGAGGAATCCCACGAGTGGCGCAACGTCAGCATCGCGAAGCTCATCGACGACACCGTCGCCATCTTTCACCGCACCCTCGCTGACGCCATCATCGTCGAACGCAACCATGGGGGCGCGTGGCTCGTCGAGGCCTTCCGTGGGCGGCACCCGAACATCAAGATCGACACGGTGTGGGCTTCCGACGGGAAACGGACCCGGGCAGAGCCGGTCAGCGTTCTCTTCGAGCCGGTCGAGGGAAATGATCCTCGTGCCGTGCTCGTCGGGAATCATCCCGAGCTCGAGGAGCAGATGACCACGACCAAGTTCACGCAGAAGGAGCCGAGCCCCAACCTGATCGACGCCTGCGTGTGGGCCATGTCCGACCTGCTTGTCGACTCCCAGTTCCTCGAGCCGGCCAGCCCGCTGATCGTGAACACTCCGATCCAGCCGCAGTTCGCGCAACACCGCAACGGCGATCAGTCGAGGGTGATGGTGATCGGGCGGTGACCGACACCTCGCAGGGCTGGCCCACAACGAACGGTCAGCCTCCGCCGCCGACAGGGCCGATTACCGAGGAGATCGGTACCACCGGCGCACCCATCTTCGCGGGGCGTGTCTCCGATGAGTTCCTGCCGCAGCTGCTCGGCGACAAGGCCCGCCTGGTGTGGCGGGAGATGTCCGACAACGGGGCGATCATCGGATCGTTCCTGTACGGCATCGAGCAGCAGATCCGCTCGGTGTCATGGCACTGGGCGCCGGCCGAGGGCGACAAATCCACTGAGTACGCCGACTGGTTCCAGGGCGCCATCGATGACATGTCGCAGTCGTGGCCGGACACCGTCAGCGGGTTCATGTCGCACCTGCCCTATGGCTGGGCGTACTCCGAGACGGTGTTCAAGCGGCGGCTCGGCCCGGACCAGAGAGACCCGACGAAACGCTCGAAGTACGACGACGGGAAGTTGGGCTGGCGGAAGCTCGCGTTGCGGAACCAGGAGACCCGGCTGTACTGGGAGATGGACGATGAGGGCGGCGTGCAGGGCATGTGGCAGCTCGCCCCGCCTCGGTATCAGCTGAAGTACATCCCGATCGAGCGGGCCCTGCTGTTCCGGACGACCGTCGCGAGGGGCAACCCCGAGGGCCGCTCGATTCTTCGCAACGCCTTCGAGGCGTTCTTCATGGAGAAGCACATCCGCCGGCTCGAAGCCATCGGTCTGCAGCGTGATCTGACCGGCCTGCCGATGGTGTACGCCCCGATGGGCTGGTTCAATCCTCGAGCGTCCGACGACCAGAGGAACGCTCTCGCCGGGCTCCTCAAATGGGTGACCGCGGTCGTGCGTGACGAGGCCGAGGGTGTCGTGATGCCCACCGACTACGACGAGCACGGCAACCAGCTCGTCAAGTTCGAGCTCGTCTCATCACCAGGCACCCGACCCTTGGACATCGACGCTGCGATCTCCCGGTACAACCAGCAGCAGGCGATGACCGTGCTCGCCGACTTCATCCTCGTCGGCCACGAGCAGGTCGGCTCGTACAACGCTGCCGAGTCGAAGGTCGACATCTTCAAGTTGGCTTTGCAGGCCCGGGCCGAGGCGATGGCCTCGGTGATCTCCCAGCACGGCGCGACTCGGCTCATGGGACTGAACGGCTGGGACAAGGCGCGCACCCCGAAGCTCGTCGCCGGTCAGATCGTCAAGCCGGACATGGGCGTGATGGGCCCGTTTCTCACCGCGTTGGCGCACACTGGGATGCAGCTGTGGTCTGCGGATCCGGCCACCGATGCGCTGCGGAAGCACATCTTGTCGTCGTACGGGCTGCCCACGGACGCCCCGTTCGACCTGACCGGCAAACCCATCGTCGTGCACACCGACGACGAGTCAGCACCCACGGACCCGCAGAACCCGGGCGGCGAGCATCCTGACGGAGCGCGGCCATCGACAACCGACGTGACTGAGGCCGGCGCGTCAGGCGGCGACCCAGGCCTCGGTCCGAGACCGGCCGCCACGGCGAAACCGGTCGATGATCCCGGGTCGAGGCGGGCAGCATGACTGCCGTCCTGGCCGCTGCCGGGCGTCGCCCGCCGCCGGCGACGCGCCAAGAGATCACCGCGGGCATCATCGCTGCCGCCGCGCTTCTGCGGTCAGACCGAGGAATGCTGGCCGGTTCCATCGCGACGACCGGGCCTCGGCAGGCCGCGCTGGATCTGCGCTGGTCCGTGTACCGAGGAGCCGTCGCGCACGCGCTCGCGCTCGCCGGGCAGCTGTACAACGACGAAGCAACCGGGCAGCTCCCTGCGCTCGAGTCGCGGACCTCGTCGGTACCGCTCGTCGCCGACGCGCAACGCTGGGTCAACCAGCGCACCGACCTCATCGTCTCCCAAACCCAGATGGCACTCCTCGCCGTCGCTGCGTACGCGGCCGCGCGTCGCATGGACCCGTGGGCTACCGCCGGTTTGCTGAACCGGGCTGCCGGGTTGAACCGACCGCAAGCCGTGGCTGTAGCGGCAATGCGTCCCCCGGTTGGGATGAAGCAAGGGGCGGTGTCGCTCGAGCGGGCACCTGATCGGCTCGCTGAGAGCTATCTCCGTGGCAGGGCGGACCTGATCGGCGCAACTGAGACCCACGCAGCCGCGGTGGCCGGGGCGGTGGACACGTGGATGGCTGTGCTCACCGGGCAGAACCGCAGCGAGAGCCTGATCCTCCAATGGTCGGGCGGAACCTGCGATGTTTGCGCGCCGCTGGATGGCACGACGGCGCCGCTCGACACCGGGTTCGACGTTGGGCTGCCACCCGTGCACCCGCACTGCTCGTGCGGTGTGGACCTCGTCGACGTCTCGGACCAGGAAGCCGCGGCGTGAGCCGGTTCGTGCCCATCGTCGCCGTGTTCCACAACGGTCCCCTCGACGGGCAGACGGTCAGCATGACCGAGGCCGCTGTAGCGATGCGGATCCGGGAGCATCCTGACGGCCGCTACGTGCTCGACACGGAGCGACCGCAGCTCGTGGGCGGCGTTGCCCACGGGGATTGGTGGTGGATCGTGCCCGCGCAGGTCCTGGCATGACGGCCGCCGTTGACGACGAGCCGACCGTGGCGGCCGTGGCCGAGCTGCTCCAGGCCGCGTGCCCGCACGGCACGAACCATGCCGGCACGGCGCGGTCCGTCCTGAGACGCCTCCGCCGGCTCGGCTGGGCTCCCGCCCCCGTGACTGACCGTCTGCGCCCGATCCGTGACGTCGATCCTCTGCTCAACCGAGCAGACCAACGAAAGGAAACCTGATCATGCCCGGAGCTTTCGCGAACGTCGCCGAGACCGATCCGACCGGCACGTGGAAGGCGTTTCGTACCATCGACGGCGACATCATCCAGATGAAGGAGCTCGCTCACGGCGGAGGCCCCGCCGTTGCCGCAGCAGCCGGGGCGGGCACGGCCCCGCCGGCGCCGACGCTGGCGGCCGGGTCAAGCGATGCTCGCGGCACCGTGAACTGGGGGACTGGCACGACCCCGGCCGCCGGTGCACAGGTCGCGGTGACGTTCGCCGCCCCCTACGCCGTCGCACCGACGGTGATCCTGCAGCCGGCGAACGCTGCGACCGCCGCGCTCGGCAACTACGTCACGGGCGTCTCCACGACCGGGTTCAGCGTTGCGCTCGGGTCGGCCCCAGCAGCGTCGCAGGCCGCGGGCACGTACAGCGACGCGTATCACGTCGTCCAGTGACCGCTGCCGCTGCGGATCTCGGTGTCGGCCTTGGTCGTGTCGTCGTCGGATGACGACCTCGATGCGTCAGGCCGGGATCGGGAAACGGAAGAGCGGATCGGGTCCACGCGGGCGCCGGCAGCTTCGACTGCGTCGCCTGGCGCTCGCCGTCCCGAGAGTCTCGACGAAGCCGATCGGTGAGCGTGACCGTCGGCAGGCCGCGTTGTGACTCATCCCGGGTTCGCGGTGGCCGCAGCGATCCGGAAGGACCAGCCAGCGTCGACTGACGTCCACGCGCCTCGAACGGTGAACACCGAACCGAGCCGGAGACGGCTTGTGGTCCTCACCGACGGTGTCTGCCCGGCCTGTGGCACCCGCATGGACGGTGCGTCGTGCCCAGCCTGCGGGTTCGTCGACCTGGCCAAGGCTGTCGCCGCCGCTCACAAGGGAGCAATGGTCGCCCTCTACCCGCCGGCCGACGTCGCACGCACCCTGGCCGTCCCCGGAGCGAGCGAGGGCCCGGAGGAGCTCCACGTCACCCTCGCCTACCTGCCGTGCCCCGAGGACAACGACCGGTACGAACCCGACGAGATCGGCGACCAACTCGCCAGCAA